TCTCTTTAATGATCTGCCTATAGGTAGGAGACTGTAATTCACAGTAATGTCTTCTATCTCTGGACATATTATTCTTTGAGTACTACTTCATCATAAGCCTGTTGGTATATATCACTAAGTTGCCGAGACTTACCTTTCAGACTTTCTTTTATCTCCTTTACTCTATCCAGTACGTCATGCCGTTTGCCGTGCTGTTCAGCAGATATTAGTAGTTCTTCTAGTTGTGACATATAACCTCATTTTCTTATATACTATAATATAAGAACCTTTTTGGTAGTATCCAACTAAATACCTAAAAATTTTTTTGGCAAATTTTTTACACTATAGGGTTCCTATTTATAAACGATGAAGAAAATGGATCCACATACATTGTTCTCAATATTTGAACAAGGAGACGAAGAGGTTTACAAGGAGCACAATATGACCGAGCTACTAGAGAACCCTTACGTACTTATGGGTATGGTAGTAAGAGGAGTTCAGAATTATCATCTAATGGATATACTTAATCTCAAACACTATGGAGAGAAGTATGAAGAGGTAAGATTCAAGGTTAAGTATAAGTACTTCAATAAACTATATGGATACCTTAAGAGAGTAGATAATACTAAATTTGAAAGTAAATACACTGTAGGTGAATCTTTTGAAAAGGCTGATGTGATGGAGGCTTTAAGTACTCTAATGTGTTTCTTTGAAACCTTTGAGGAGTATGAAAAGTGTGCGATAGTTAAAAAGTACTCTGATTTCCTTACTATAGATACTCAAGATCTAATCAAAGTCTCTTAATATATTCCCAGATTTCACACTAGAATAGTTGCCTAACCCAGATATTTTTCATATATTTATGTATAAATAAAAAAGGTTATATTATGGTTAATTACTTACAAGAAGATTTTATTACAGGTTTCTTTACAGACTTTCTTACAGGTCAAGAATGTGCTACGGTAAAACGTAACGGAGAAGAGATATGCATAACCGCCGATGAGGCTTATGATATATTGGCCGATCAAGCTAAAAGACAATCGGTAGAACAGTTTATGGATGCCTATTAACGGTAGAAAGATAGATGGATAAAAATTTCGTGGCACCTTCGCGCGTTTTGCGCGGCGGGCTCCGCAATAAAAACCATTAAGCCCAACTTTTTCCCCTTTATAGTTGCTTATTCGAAAAATTATTAATATCTTCTATATGTTATATAATATAATTAATAAGATATAATAAAGAATATATGTAATTAAATATAATAAGTAATTAATAATATATAAATATATATAATAATTTAATAAATAATAAAGTTTATGTCATTAACAGCCGAGCTTATAGCTAAAAATTACGAAAAACACTTAAAAATCATCGATACCTACTTAGGAGAACGTGGAGATGATGCTAAATCTATGTTAAAAGCTTTAGGAGATGAGTATGTAATGGCCCCTGCTAGTGGAAAGTCTTGGTATCACAATGCTTTTCCTGGTGGATATGTAGATCATGTTAATAGAGTAGTAGAATATGCTGTTAAACAGTCGAGATTATATGAAAGTATGGGTGGTACTGTAGACTATACTGAGGAAGAGTTAGTATTTTCTGCTCTATTCCATGATTTAGGTAAGATAGGAGAGGTTAACACCCCGTCTTACATCCCTCAGACTGATAAATGGCGTCAAGATAAGTTACATGAGATGTATACTCCTAATGGAAACTTAGACTTTATGTTAGTTCCAGATAGATCTTTGTTTACTTTACAGGAATTCGGTATCAAAGTTAGTAAAAATGAGTACCTAGCTATCAAATTACATGATGGAGTATTCTCAGATGCTAATAAACCCTACTTCTTTAGTAATAATCCTAATTCTAGGATGAAAACATCAATCGTTAACGTATTACACTCAGCAGACTTCTTAGCTTCTAAGGTAGAGTACGATATTTGGAGAAGAAATGGCGGTTCTACAGAACAAAAAGCCCAGAAATCCAAAACCACTACCGGTAAAACAGTTAACTCCTCAGCCGGACTCAGTAATATCCTAAAAAATCTATAGTATGGACAACTTTTTACCACTTTTTAATGTATTTTCCGGCATTTTAGTTGCCTTTCTAATTATTTGTGTGTATATTATACGTAACCTACTTATTAAAGTAGAGAAATATGAAGATTCAGTAGAAAGTCTTCAAAGTAAGATAGAAAATATAGATTCATTAATAAAAGAATCAAGTACACACATCAGAAGCCTAGATTCTCGGGGTATTTATGAAGCAGATGATGAATTAGGATACTTTTTCAAGCAATTGGTAAAGGTACAAGATGAGCTTGATTCATTGAAACAAGAAAATGCCGAGAGCTAAAAGTAAAAACAATTATTTTACTAAAGAAACAGAAGAATACATAGTTAAGTACAATACTTCTACTGATGTTGAGTTTCGAAATAAAATATTCACCGAACACATATACTTTCCCTTTTATAAATTAGCGGAAAATATTATACATACGTTTAAATTTTACTATACTGATGTAGATAAGTTAGAAGACCTTAAACATGAGTTAGTTACAGTATTATTAGAGGAAAAGATAATGAAATTTGATCCTACTAACGGTGCAAAAGCGTATTCGTATTTTGGAACCATTGTTAAAAGGTGGCTAATTAATTATAACAATAAGAATTATAAGCGACTTAAGAACCTAGAACAAGCACCTTCCTCAGACGGTTATAATAACCATCCAGAATATCTTATAGTAAAAAGCGGTGATGTAGAATATAGCGATGCTATTACATTAGGAGAGTATATCGATATTTATGTAGAGGAGATGTACGATAGGTTAGACGAACTTTTTGTTAAACCTAATGAGAAGAAAGTAGCCGATGCTGTACTTACTATATTTAGATCTAGAAATGATTTAGGTATATTTAAGAAGAAAGCATTATATATTTATATACGAGAAATGACTGATTGCGAAACACCGCACTTAACTAAAGTCATATCTAAATTAAAAGCAGAGTTTTATGTAGGTTACAACGAACTTTATGAAAAAGGAATCTTAATTCCTAATCTACATAAAGAGTAACGCAACTATTTATAAAGAAAACATATGAGTTTAGATAAAGAAATATTCGACGGAAGAACTTTATCTGATTTGTTTCGAGAGATTCATGATAACTCTTCTAATACTAGAAGTCAAGTCAAAGCTCTTATTAACGAGCTGAAGCCTCTTATTGAGAATATAGGAGATGCTACTCTTATTGTTCCTATGATTAAGGAATATATGGAAATAGGAGTTAAGAATGATGATGCTTTAATTAAATTAGCTACAATTATTCAACGAATAGAAGCAAACCAGAATAAAGGGAGTGGAGAAGATATGTTCGACTTCGGTGAGCTTCAAAGTCTATTAGAAGAATCAGAAGATACCTCAGAAGAAGTAGACAATATTAGCTCTGAATCCAAAGAAGAAGATGAATAACGAACTTACACCCAGCACACCAGCTAGAGTTGTAGATATAATTATGGATGAATCTCACCCGTCTTTTAGAGACTACGGTGATATTGGTGCTATACGCTATAGGTTGATAGACGAAGCAGGAAGCGAGAAAGATATAAAATCTTTAGAATTAGCTTACCCTATGTCTAGAGCAATGTTTACTTTTCCTTTACTTAATGAAGTAGTACAGTTATATACTGCTCCTATATCTCAAGATAAAGTAGATACTGCAAACTCTTATAAAACGTACTATTCACCTGCAGTAGCTTTATGGAATCATCCACATTTTAACCCCCATCCTGATCCTCTACTTAGAGAAGGGGTAGTATCACCAGGTCCAGGAGTTGATGAACGAGGTGATGTTCCTCCCATGTTACCATTTCCAGGTGATACTTTAATAGAAGGTAGATTCGGGCAATCCATCAGATTAACCGGAGTTAGAGCAAACCAACAGACACTTGTAGGAAAAGAAAATAACGGTAAACCTTTAACTATTATTACTAATGGATTTAAGGAACCAGAAAATGAAATCGAAGCATTAGATACAGATGGATATACCCCAGTTGTTGAGGATATAAATAACGACATAAGTTCTGTATACCTTACTTCTGATCATATTATACCATTAGAACCTTCTAGTAATAGAAGAGGTTCATATATAGGTCAAGGCCCACCAGATGCGGATAAGTACAGAGGAGGTCAAATAATGTTGAACTCCGATAGACTGGTATTAAACTCTAGAAAAGAAAGCATACTCCTATCAGCAGCCGAGACTATCGCAATGAGTTCACCTTCAACACATATAGAAGGAGAAGAAAGAATAGTATTAGATGCCCCTAGAGTCTATTTAGGAGTAGGAGCATATAAATTAAGAAATGCACCAAGAAGAGAGCAGTCAAGAGAAGACTTACAGCAACCAGCTGTAAAAGGTGGAGTAGCCGAAACAGTATTTCTAGAAATATTAGAAGCCATTAAAATCTTAGTAGATCAAATGAGTACACCTAATGAAGTTGATATATACGTTCCTACTATTATTAAAGCAGCAAGAGCAGTACAAGATCAATTAGAAGCTATAGAACCTATTATTCTAAACGAGCTTAAATCTAATAAAGTATTTATTGAATAATGGGAACATTTCTAAACATACCTGAAGGTAAATTTAAAGAAATACTAGGACAGCAATTAGGGCAAGTCGAAGGTATACTTAGGGCTAAGATAAAATCTGGTATTAGGGTATTGATAGATAAATTCAAACAGCGTGCAATAGAAGCCGCTACCTCAAATGTAATTGAAAGATTAGCCCCTAACTTATGTGAAAAGACAGATGATATAAAAACCGGAGTTGGTCAAATAACCGACTTCTCAGAAAGTATTTCAAGTAAACTTAATAAGCTCACACAAGTTGCCAGTAAAATACTTGGACCAATTGAAAAATTATTAAGTATAGTAAACACAATACTATCACTACCTATACCAACTGCTGTACCACCTGGAATTGGTTTACCGATTAATGTTCCTTTAAAGTTAGGAGATGTAAAACAAACAGTGAAGGAATTTATAGTTAAAGCAAGACAACTAGCTGCTACTATTAATGCTTTAGTAGCTTCGGTAGGAGCTGTATCAGGTGCACTAGATGCTGTGCTTTCTAGATTAAACGATATTATCGCTCTAGCGGAGACATATTGTGAGTTATTAGGAGCTCTAGAAGACCCTGATGAAGATAGCGGTAACTTAGATGAAGACTTTTTAGCAGAATATAACGATACTTTATACCAACTAGCAAATGCATTAGGATTAATGTTGGAAGGAGATTCCGATGGAACTGAATTCGATGAATTGAGTGTTGGAATGTTAGAATTGATACAAGAGTATGAATTGGAAGCATTTATACCCGATGGAATAAAGAGTAGGTTAAGAAAAAGACGTATACCTGATTCTTTTTCTAACATAGGCGGCCAAAATAGCGGCACCAACGATGGAGACGGAATCATACTAGGACCTGATGGTTTACCTATATTTGGTACTGGAGGTACTGGAGGCACCGGTGGAGTAGGAGGTGACGGACAAGGTTTCGGAGAAAATGCTACCCCGGAAATAGACTCTGAACTATTTCAAGCCATAGATGGAGTAACTTATAGACTTAACATTAAAGATGACCCTACCTCACCTGAAATAGCTTTACGTAGGTTTGGTACAGCAGAAACACTAGAAGGTGTTGTAGTGCTTACATCCCCACCTACTTTTACAATAAATTCAACAACTATCTTAGCAGATATTAAAGTAAGACTAAATACACAACTTGCAATACTATAATAACCGATATTTATAATTATGAAACTAGATACTCTACGAAAAGTAATTAGAGAAGAAGTCAAAGCGGCTATAAAAGAAGAGCTGCAAGACATGCTTACGGAGGCTGTAAAAGTCGCCAGTACACCTAGTGCCCAAAAATCTGAAGAATACAAACCAGTTAAACAAAAAGATTTGACTAGAACTTGGTCAAAAGGTCAAATGAACCCTGGAACAGTTCCATTAGAGGAAATGTTAAATCAAACTGCTAAAACTATGACTAGTGAAGATTATAGTAATGTGGTAAACGCAGGAGGTTCACCGGTACAGGCACCTGGAATGGCTAGCTCTATGGCTAGTAACTTAGGTATGAACCAAGGACCGGCACCTGGATTAGATATTAGTCAGTTAGATTTTGTTAAAAAAGCTAAAACTGTTTTAGACGCAGCAAATAAAAAAGATATACAGAGAAAACCTTACTAATAGATGGCATTCGAAGCAAAGAAAATTAACCCGATAGACTTACAACCGCGTAAAGCAGTTGGAGTATCTTTGCCTTTCACCGGATTAGGTGTATTTAATTCTACCTACACTACCAAAGACGCAATTAGAAACAATCTAATTAATTTCTTTTTAACAGGTAGAGGAGAGAGGTTTTTAAATCCTAATATAGGAGCAGGGTTAAGGAATCTTTTATTCGAACAACTTACTGAAGAAAAGATAGAAGTTATAGATGCACAAGTAAGAAGTTCTTTACGAACGTTTTTCCCAACAGTAGAACCTGTTAAGATTAAAACTCAAGGATCTGCAGACCAAAACACAGTAACCTTTAGTATGAGGTATAAAATAAGAAATACAGATATAACAGACGATGTTACTATTAACTTTGAGGTATAATGAAAGAATTGAGAGACATAAAATATATAAATAGGGACTTTGGTGATTTTAAAAGCTCACTTATAGAGTTTGCAAAAAACTACTTCCCTGATACATACAACGACTTCTCACCTACATCACCAGGAATGATGTTTATAGAGATGGCAGCATACGTAGGAGATGTATTATCTTTTTATTCTGATATTCAGCTGCAAGAAACATTTTTACAGCATGCGAAAAATCCTGAAAATTTATACTCTCTCGCTTATACATTAGGATATAAACCAAAAGTTACCACAGTATCAGAAGTTGAATTAGAAGTTACTCAAAGAGTAGCTGCAAAAGGAGCATTATATAATTTAGAACCTAACTACGACCAAGCTGTAGTAATCGCTGAAAACGGTAGAGTTAGAGCTAATGCACCTGGTCAACCTGAATTCTTAATAGATCGAGCTGTAGATTTTAGCTTTTCAAGCTCATATGACCCTACTGAAGTGTCTATTCACTCTATAGCTAACGGAAACCCAGCAGAGTATACTTTGAAGAAAAAAGTAAAAGCCTTTTCTGGTAAACTTAATACGACTACTGTAGCAGTAGGTACATCAGAAAAATTTAAAACTATTACTGTAGCCGATAAGGATATAGTAGGTATATTATCAGTAACCGATTCAGATGGTAACACCTGGACTGAGGTTCCGTTTTTAGGACAAGAAACAGTATTTGATGAATCATCTAACCCAGATGTTGATAGCGATAAGGTAAATAAACAACTAATATTAAAAAGAGTACCTCGACGTTTTGTAACTAGGTTTAACTCACAAGGAAACCTTCAATTGCAATTTGGTGCCGGTATTAGTGAAGAAGCTGATGGAGTAATACTTCCTAACCCTAAAAATGTTGGAGTAGGAAACAACCAAGGTGTATCTAGAATAGATCATACCTACGACCCATCTAACTTCCTTTTTAGTGCTACTTATGGATTAGCACCTTCAAATACAACACTAACTATTAATTACTTAACAGGGGGCGGTAATATATCAAACTCTCCTGCAAATACAATCAATCAAATAGTTAACGTATCAACCTCAGCTACAGATACAACTTATGCTAGTACTTTAGCATTCACTAACCCTAAACCAGCTAGCGGCGGTAAAGACGGTGATACAGTAGAAGAGATAAGACAAAATTCTCTAAGAGCATTCAACGAGCAAGGTAGAGCAGTAACACTGCAAGATTATAATCTACGTGCGCAATCTATGCCAACTCAATTTGGTACTATCGCTAAAACTTATGTTACTAGAGACGAAGCAACAAATAACGAAGCAAGTGCTAATTTAGTAAGTACTAACCCCTTCGCATTGAGTTTATATGTGTTAGCTTTTGATAATAATAGTAAGCTAACCTACGCTACTAAAAACTTAAAAGAGAATCTTAGAACCTATCTTTCACAGTATATCATGCTGACAGATACTATTAATATAAAAGATGCATTTATAGTCAATATAGGTGTAAATTTTGAAATTTTAGCTCTACCTAATTATACTGGAAGACAGGTACTTTTGGATTGTGTAAATACATTAAAAGATTATTTTAATACCGCTAATAGAGATATTAATCAACCTATAAACTTAGCTAGAATTAATACTTTACTTGATAGGGTAAAAGGAGTACAGACAGTACAAAAAGTAGAAATAATTAACAAAGTAGGAGGAAATTACTCAGACTATTCATACGATATAAATGGCGCTAATAGAAACGGAGTTATATACCCTTCTTATGACCCTTGTATCTTTGAAGTTAAATTTCCAGATTCAGATATTAAAGGTAGAATAACAACAGTATAAGATGTCAATATTTAGAATATACCCAGAAAAAGATACGTTTATTACCTCGTTAAAATCTGAATCAAACGCAGGCATTGATGAGATAGTAGAAGTAGGTAGTTTTCCTAGTAAGAGAATTAAGACAGAAGCTTCTAGGATATTAGTACAGTTTGCTACTACCGAAATACAATCATCACTTAACGGCGATGTAAATAACGCTTTTTCAGCTAGTATTAATTTTAAAGTAGCAGAAGCTACAGCATTACCTGAATCTATTAAAGTTGAAGCCTGGCCATTGGCACAAGGATGGACCGGAGGTACAGGTAAAATAAATGACGAACCTATTAATAAAACGGGTTGTAGTTGGAAATATAGAAACAAATACAATACTAACACATGGTCAGTAGGAGCTCTCGGTACAGGACAAACAGCATCATACTCAGGTAGTAACTCTGGAGGTGGGGTCTGGTATACCGCTTCTAACGCCGTTGACTTAACAGCTACATCTTCTTTTTCTTTACATTCTAAGAAAGATATAGATATAGACGTAACAAATGCTATTAAGCTATTATACTCAGAATCCATAGCAAACTCTGGTTTTATTCTTAAGTTAGAAGATGCATTTGAATTTGACCTTTCATCTTCTGCTAAACTACAGTATTTTAGTGCTGAAACCAATACAGTCTACCGTCCTTATTTAGAATTCAAATGGGATGACAGTGTATACAGCACAGGATCACTATCAGTACTTAATACCGATATAGCTACTATAGGATTAAAGAATAGTAGAGCAGAATACACCTATGGAGGGAAACAGAAAATAAGAGTAAAAGCAGCTCCTAAGTACCCTACTAGAGTATTTACTACTGGTTCAATATATAAAACAGGATATGCTTTACCTGAAGGTAGTTCTTACGCTATACAGGATAATTTTACAAAAGAAATGGTAATTGACTTTGATACTACTTTTACTAAGATAAGTTGTGATTCTAATGGAAATTACTTTAATTTATATACTAGTGATCTAGAGCCAGAAAGGTACTATAAGGTCTTAATAAGTTCTTCTATAGACGGAAGTGAATTAATTATTGACGACGATAATATATTTAAAATTGTGAAGAATGGCTGAAGAAGTTAAAATACAGAAAACAGTATTTAACAAACCAGAATTTGATCAGGTCGTTGATAGAGAGTTTAAATTCTTTACCCCGCCTGAAGAAATCGAAGATACTGATACTGTAACGGAATTATTTAGATTGTATAATAAGTTATACTTTTCAATTCCTTTGAGAAATAGTAATACTTCACATGAGTATTTAATACAAAAGAGCTTAGAATTAGTAGACTTTAAAGAAGAAGAAACAAATTTACAGCCTCTACTAGATGAAATCTCTAATTTAAGAGCACAATTAGTAGATGCAAATGAACAAATATTAGATTTGCAACTGCAGGTGATAACCACTACAGATGAGTAAGATAGAATATAAAGTATTACCGTTATTCCCAGAACAAGTAACTTCAGTTAATAGGTTAGATCCTAGAGACGTTGAGTTAGTAGGTGATTATAAAGTCAATAATGTTTTCTCTACTATCAACAATAGTATAGAATTACACGCTTATAGTCAAACAGGTATACTTTTAAAATCAGATTATAACTATAAGGGATTTTCTTTCCTACAGACAGCCGCTGGAGCTGGTAAAGATGGTCAATCTACCTTAGATCTCAACCCTGTCAAAGATGCAGTAGAACTAGGCTATAACACTGGAGATGTTCGACTTGTATATAACTTTATTAATAACCTATACAGTCCGTCAAATAAGAATCCTCTATTCTACATAGAATCTATCTCTTCAGATAGACAGGAATTAAGATTACTTACAACCCAGTTACCAAATTTATTTATTCAAGCCACAACACAAGGTATTAAAGATGCATTAGAAGCAGATTCATACTTTAGTGAATTTAGGCTTAATTTCCTAAATAATAATAATGTAGTAGGTATTAATATATCTACCGAAGAGTATAGAGGTAGGATAGCAGTTCTAGTTAAATTATATAAACCGCTTCCTGCTTCCTTTAGAGTAAAAGATACGTGTTCTATTGTAGAGTACGTAAGTGACCCTGTAGCTTACGAAGTAATAAGTGAATCAATACCTGACGAAGAAGTTTATGTACCACTAGCTGGACCTAACTTTGAAATAGACGTTGAAGATCAAAGAGGTACTCCTAGTCCTTTTTACGACTACGATGAATTATTTAGTTACCCTATTTCAAGCTCTTATTACGAGCTAATGGCCTTAGCTAGCGAAAGCGGTTCAGCTGTAAGTATAGATCATCAAGAATACGAACAGTTCGTTCATTTTAGTTCAGCAGAAGAAAGGTTAAGGAATTTTAAATATAAGTTAGAATTAATTCAATCTTATAATGGAGCTATTTCTGATCTTAGAGCTCAAAATTATGTACCTCTCAGACAGCAATACACCACTGGTAGTATAGAAGCCTATGAAAAACTTATCGCAGGTATCGTTAATAACTTCGATCATTACGACAGGTACTTATATTTCGAAAGTAGTAGTACTGCATGGCCTAAATCTAATTCATCAAGACCCTACACCTTAGTTAATAGTTCGGACTCAATAGCTACAAACTGGTTTACTGATAATATAACTTCAGCTTCTAATTTTGACGCCTCTAACTTAAATTCCTTAACTAATGCTATTCCTGCATTTATAAGAGAAGATAGCGACAATAACGAACTATTGACTTTTATTTATATGCTAGGACAGCATTTTGATAATATTTGGATTTATCAAAAAGCTTTAGGGGATAAGTACGATGGAGACAATAGATTAAACTACGGTGTATCTAGAGATTTAGTAGCAGATGCTTTGAAGAGCTTTGGAGTTAAGTTATACTCTAGTAACGAATCTTTAGAGAATTTATTCTCTTACTTTACAGGACAAGCTTACCAATCAGGTAGTTTAAATGCAAACGCAACTCATGTTACGGCATCATTAGGAGATAATTCCTATTTACAGCCAATGCCTAAGCAGGCATATACACAGGAGGTATATAAGAGATTATACCATAACCTATCTTATTTACTTAAGACCAAAGGTACCGAAAGAGGACTTAGAGCATTAATTACCTGTTACGGTATACCTTCAAATATACTAAATATAAATACTCAAGGATTTTTAGATAAAAGTAGCAACGTATACCTATCACATGAGGATTCAACAACTGCTTCATTTACATCTATATCTAGTTCTTTAGATAGTATAGTGATAGATCAAACAGGATCTACTATAGAAGGCTTTACCCTGTCTCAATACGTATCAGTTCAAAGTAAAGGTCCCGATAGGAGTAATGCACTTCATACTCTAGAAGTAGGATTTTCACCTGCCGACAATATAAACTATCAAATACATACATCAGCTTCTGATGATGGTGGTTTAAATATTGATAACCTTATAGGTAACCCTTCTGATGCATATTCAGCAGAGTACACAGGGTTAGAAGCAAAACTGAATGAATACACTAAAAATAACGATGGGTATGATCTGAGAGATTTTATTAATCTTATTAGGTTTTATGATAATACTTTATTTAAGTCTATTAAAGATTATATTCCTGCTCGTTCAAATGCATCAGTTGGAGTTATAATTAAACCTAATGTATTAGATAGAAGTAAAGTAAAGCAAGTATCTGGTTCAATGACAGACCTACAGTATACAGGTTCTAAAAGTATGTATACTATTACTGGGTCACACGGAGGAGCTACAGCAGATAGACCATATTATGATTCTGCTTCATATACCTTGACTGTGGATACACCTTCAGGGTCTGCTTTATACAGTTATCATAATTTTGAAAACGCTAAATTTGACGGAGAATATTCAGGTTCTACTTTAACATTAACCTCTCAGAGTCTTAATCCCGGTAATACCTTTAAACATGAATCAGGATTAAATTTATTGTTTGATTATGATTTCTTTGATGCTTCGTTTGTTTGTAATTTTCAGGTTAGGACTTTTGTACCGATATCTGTTACACCATCAGTAACACCAACTATATCAGTAACACCATCTAGAACACCTGCAATATCAGTAACACCATCGGTAACACCGACTATATCAGTTACACCAACTAGAACACCATCCGTTACACCGACTATATCAGTTACACCATCGATTTCAATAACACCATCGGTAACACCTACAGTATCGCCAACTAGAACACCATCGATATCAGTAACACC